CGGTGCAGGAACTGCGTGCTGCTCAAATGGCCAATGTGGCTCTTGAAGCGCGTCGTGGTGCCGCTGCCCGTCGTGCCTACGAGGAGAAAGTGGAAGACATTGCGATGTTTGGTGATACCACTGTCAACCTCACTGGATTCTTCAATCATCCTGGTGTTGACATCGTGACTGCTGACAAGTGGTTTGACACTGCCAGTATCACCACTGCTGAAATGCTGGAACTGCTGAACTATGGCTCCACTGCCATTGTCAATGCTTCCAACATGAAAGAGCAGCCCGACACTCTGCTCATGCCGTGGACTGACTATCAAAAAGTTTCGTCCACTCGCAACAGTGATTCCAGTGACCTGACCGTCCTGGAATACTTCATGCGGACCAATCCCTACATCCGCAATGTTGAGCCCATCCTGCAACTGGACAGCAGCAAGACTACGGGCAAGCTCAACACCCGCCGGATGGTGTTCTACAAGCGTGATCCTGAAAAGCTCCAACTGCACATTCCGCAGCCTCTGGAGTTCTTCCCTCCGCAACAGCGCAATCTGCAGTTCATTGTCCCCGCTCATGCTCGCGTGGGTGGTGTGGCACTGTACTACCAGAAGAGCGTGATCTACGTGCAACGTAGTGCCTGATTCATGCAAGGGGCGTTAAGCTAATTGGTGACTGTTTTTCTAAAACAATGCTGATTGCCTATCGCCCCGAGCTTGAAAATCCTCCCCGCGAAGGTGGCTTTGGTGTCATTGTTGATCAAGGACTGGTACAACTGGCCCCTGGTCTTAACAAAGATGTTCCTGAACAAGTGTGGCACGCGGCCCGCAATAACACAGAAGTCAAACGATTGATGCGGATTGGGGCTATCGAAGAACTGGTAGAACAGGAAACCATCCAGGAAACCCCCAGTGACCTGAATGTTCTTTCCAATCTGCCGCAAAACGAAGCCCTGCGGACCATTGAACTAATCCATGATGCAGAACTTCTGCTGGAATGGAAAAAGCGCGAAGGTCGTGTCAGGGTGCGTAATGCCATTGTTCGTCGTCGTACTGCCATTGCTGAAGGACGTGCCTAATGGTCACTTACTCCGGGTTCTTGGAGCGGTTTCCTGAGTTCATTCCCCATCCATCGGGAATTGTTCTTGGAGCCATTGACGAAGCCTCAGCAGATGTAGACGAAGGTGTGTTTGGCTCTCAGTCAGACCGTGCCATCAAGCATCTTGCAGCCCATATCATTGCCCTACAACTGGTCCAAATGGGAGCCCAAATCGGCGCCACTGATGGAAAAGTCTATGGCAAGGGGCTAGAGGCCACTCAATACGGTCAAGAGTATCTACGGATGCTCAACAGTTGTTCTTCCACCATTGGTTTTGTTGTGTGAAGGAATGAATGGATTATCGCCACTGGCAAACGCAACCCTAGTCTGGGAAGTGGCTAGTGGCTATGCCTTAGATCCTTTCACGCAAAACTATCGCCCTATTTCCAGTGGAGTAGTCTATTACGCCACTCTAAAGCAAAAGAACAATCCACGGTATGACTACTTGTTAGGTGCTGACCAAACTGCCGTGTATATGGAAGGGCGTTTGGCCGGACCATTGGCACTTTCGGGAGTTAGTGCTGGTGCATCAGCTAAGGCCACAATCAATGGGCGGGAAGGACGATTTGAACTGCTGCCAAATGAGCACCTTGTTGAACACTATTGGCAGTTTCTAGGACAACCAATCAGAGGCGTGTTTAGACTGATTGGTAAAGGAAGCGTCTTGAACGCTTAACCATTTTCTTTCCCTCCTTTTCTTTGTAAGGCAATGCTCTACCATCCGACTGAACTGGTTAAGAGCCAAGACGTTATTCTGCGTGTTGGTTCTGTCCTTGGCACCGCCCGCCCTGTCATCACTCAAAGTGTGGCCAGCGGGACTTTCACCGTTAGTGGTGCTCCCACGCTCTACACGCTCCAGGCTGCTACTACTGCCAGTATTGCTTTCAATGATGGCAATACTGAGTTCTACCTTCTCGGTGGTGGTGGTTTCTCTGATAGCGCCATTGTCACTGCTGGCCTGACGGTTTCCGTTACGTCCTATTTCCAAAAGGATGTTGATGGCACCACTTTCATTCCGAATAGCTTTGACGAAGCATTCCAAGTCATCACCACTGCTCGGTATGACAAGAATGCTGAGGTGTACTTTGAGATGAACAAAGAACTGGGCTCGTCTGGTACCACGTTCTACTATGACCGTGTGGCTAGTGTGGCGCGTGTATCCAACTACAACGAAAGCTATCCTGCTGATAACCTCGTTGAAGTGACATTCGATCTGGTTAGCCGTGGCCGCTATGGCATTAACCAGACTGCCACTAATACTGGTAGTCTCATTCCGACTGCGCCCAACACCTGATAGCCTTTTCCATTGTTTCTTTGTTAGCCTCCCCATAGTGGGAGGCTTTTTATTGTGACCAATCTTCAACTGCGACAAAAACTAGAGGCCATTCTTAGTTGTCCGCCCAATCTCATTGGCACTTACACGCTTCCCAATGGCCAGACCATTCCAGCGGTTTACATGACTGGCACTCAAGGGGTGCCGTCTGACTGGAAGGTGCAGGGGCTTGAGGTGACGATGGAGGAAAGCCCTAGGAGATCGCCAACTGCAGGGGTGGGGATTGTGGTGAGCCGCATGGCATGGGTGGTAATGCTTGTTAATTACAATGGCGGCACAAATGCCCTAGATGAAGCCGCCAGCAGGCTAGAGCGAGCATTCCCTGATGCCAGTTTCTCCCCATCGCCTGAAACTGACGTAGCCTATGGCCAATATCGAATTACCATTCCCGATACGCAAGTGAAGCCAGTGTTGCGAGTATGAGAATGCTCACCAGCGATTGTGGCAACGTATGGCTCTTTAACGTGAAGAGAGAAGAGGAGCGATTGGTTGCGGGATTGGCGTGCTTTACCAGTAATTGCTTAGAGCAGGCGATTGTGCAATGGAAAGGCGAAAGGCTAATCATTGGCCTTCCCCATCGTGCTATTTCCAATCCTATGCCGTGTCGAATACTGAACGCTAGACTTGCGCTGCTTAATTGATTCCCATGAGCCAATACAGTGAGTTTTTCTTGGTCGGCAGTCCCAAGTATGCCTCCATTGCTGGAGCATTGCGACTGCGTAGTTATGGCAGTTGGCTGACAGAAGAACTGTGGCTGCGGGATGCACAAAACAAAAAGCGGGCCGAGTTTTCAATGAAAGCTATCCGCTTGGCTCGTCGCATTGCAGCCAAGCAAGGCATTAGTGAAGATGATGCGTTTGACCTGCTCCAAACGGATGGCCCTGAAAGGCAAGAGGCGCTAGGAGATTTCACTGAGGAAGCAGCAGCCCTGTTTGCTCTACTGCCATCGCCTCAAGAGCAATTTGAAGAACTGGTGACTAAGTTCTTCCAGAATCGCGGGGAAGTCAAGAAAGGCACAGAATGGGCCTCTACGCCCGATTGGAGCCGGGAGGACACTGGCAAGCTCACAAAGGCCATGCTTGATGCTGTGGAGGCCTTTATGGCCAAGGAAGAGGGCTCCAGTGATGCTGAGGCAGATGAGGACGAAGCCCCAAAGGAACAAGGCTAGAGCGGCTAGAAAAGCACTATGAAGCCACGTTAGCCCAGTCTACGGATTGGGCTGCGTTGTATTGCCGCATCCAGGCCCTTTCCATTGCTGATCCCATGTTTCATGCGGAGCGGTTTGGGAAGGTGCCAATTCGATTGCTGCAGACAATGCTGGAACAGGCTAGTACGGAACAGCAAAGGCTGATCAATGCTCATAGTATGAGCACTGCCAAGTTGGCCGTGACAGTCGTTGGAGCCCTAGGCGGAAAGACTGCACGAGCAAAAGTAGATGACTTCTTGCCGTTTGAGCAGGATAAGCCAAATGGCATCAGTAGTGAAACTAAAGAAGCCTTGCAATGGGCATTGAAAAACCATAGGCTTCCTCCTGTTATTGTGGGACTAATAGGAGCCGAATTGGCACGATAATGGCAGCAAGAAATTATGACTCTATGCGTATGATTGCCAAGACCATTTCGCTACCCAGCGAAGTGTTCAAGGAGCTGATGGATAGAGTTAGCGTGGAGTTTCAAGAGGCATTTGAGCTTGATTACGACTATGACCGCCCTGAAGGTATAACCGTAATACGCAAAAACGAAAGGCCAACTATTGTGCGAGGCATGACTGGTACGTGGCGAGCAAATGGTGATGTGCTTTCTGATGAATATGGAGATTTGCCCTATGCACCACGCGACATCATGGATTTAGGTGCTTTACAAGAAAGCCAACAGCGTTTTGACATGCCAAATGCCACGTTATTTCGATGGACAGGTAATGGCAAAAGGGATTATGCCTTGTTTGTGCATGATGGCTACACTCCAAAGCTATTTGGCAGGGATTGTTTTCCAGTGCCAGGAAGGCCGTGGACTTTGCCAGTGTTGCTTAGAATGAAAACAACGATTGCCGAAACTAGAAAGCGGCGACTTAGGGGAGGCTGATTGTGCCTAACGGTGCATACGAGATTCTGTTCACAACCAATGCACCTAAGGTGCAAAAGGAGATTAAGGGCCTTCAGCAGCAAGTTAGTAGCGCAATAATTCCTCGTGTCGAAAAGGAAATCAAAAGCCTTCATCGGCAATTTGGCGCTGAAATTGTCCCGCACGTTGACCTGTCTCAACTCAAGGCACTGAACGCTGAGCTTGACCTGAAGCAGCGTCACCTTCGCCAGACCATTGCATATTTTAAGCAGAATCAGATCAAGGCAAGCATGGAATTGTCCATGCCTGCCATCACGCCAGCAGCACTACAAAAGGCACTGCCTTCTGCTGACATCAAGAAAGTTGCCCAGCAGCAAGCCAAACAACTTCAAGATGCTTTTCGATCTGCCAGTGGACGGCCAGGCGTTATTGATGTTGAAATCAAAAATCTTGATCCTGCTGGCATTGAAGTTGCCAGGAAAAGGCTTATTCAACTAACTCAACTTACACGAAGGCGAAGGCCAGAGTTAGAAGAAATGGCGGCCTTAGCCCAAGGGAAAGGGATCAACCTGCCAAGTTTGCAAGGCATTGCAAAACCAACAATCAAGCAATTCCAGCAAGCCTTGGCGCAAGGCTTTCAAGAGGCCGGAAATGATGCTCTTGTTGGTTTTGTTAATGCCTTGGCCTCAGGCAATACAAAGGCAGGAAAAGCAGCGGCAGGCATTGGCAAGGCAGTATTACAGGAACTGAAAAAAACAATCGACAGCCATTCGCCATCGAAGAAGACAGAGAAAGAAGGAGAAAATCTTGTTGATGGTTTTGCGTTAGGCATTAACAAACACGCAGATAGGGCTGTCAAGGCAGCCCGTGACGTGGCCAAGGAAGTGGCTGCGGCCATGAATCCTGCCAATATCCCACAAGGCCCTCGGAGGCAGGCTGCTGCAGCGGGAATGCGTACACCAGACCTGTCTGGCTCATGGTTCACGCAACCTGCGCCTTCAAGGCGTATTGCCGATCCATGGTCTACTGCTCAGCCGTCGCCGCAAGAGCGTGAAGCCCAAATGCGGGCTCAATTAAAAGCCATTGGCATTACGCATCTTGAGCAAAAAGTCCTTGATGAACTTGCCAAGTCTTATCAGCACGTAGCCGAAGCCAAGGCTGAGGCCGTCAAGACAGGAGGCAAGGGAATTGCTGGGATGCTACCTTCTGCCGGGCAGTCGTCTGCGTCTCGTATGGCTTTTGCCGACTTGAGCAGCACCGTCTTAAGGGCACCGGACATTTCTAAGCTCAAAGCAGATGCCAAAAAGATCGAAGCAAGTAATCGCTCTTTATTGGAATTAAAGGATTTCTCAGAAAAACTTGCCGATGGCATTACTAGCGGTGCTTCCAAAGCCATAGCGGCAGCAAGGAAACTATCTGCGCAAATTGGAGCCGCAATGGGAGGAGGAGGTGGGCATAGACCGAGTAGTCCCATAGGAGCGGGAATGGGAGGGGGCGGTGGTCGTGGGCCAAGTGCAATGATCAATCGCCCTGATGAGCCCAGCGCAAACCTTCTAGGGCTGTCCGGTAGTGTTTTGCGCTCCTACACGCGCAGGGATAGGTTTGGCGATGTCATTGAAGAGATCAAGGGCCTATACAATCAAGTCAACGAAATTGACGCGCTAATCAACAGGACGCCAATCAATAGTCGTCGTTTTAGAAGCCTACAAGCAAGTGCTGGTTTCCGGCAAGGTGAAATTGAACGGGCTCAAAACATTGGGCAAGTGGAACGACTGCGGGCTAGCTCTCGGTTCTTTGAGGAAGGTTCTCTTACGCGCTTAAACAAAGAGCTTCAGGCTTTGCAAATTGAGGCATCGCAGATTAAGCCGGATACTAAAGACTGGAACAAGTACCAAACGCAAATTGCCACGTTAGGTCGTTACCTGAGCAAAACCGCAGAGGCCGCACGGCTTATTTCATTAAATGAACTTAGCAAGTCAGTGCCTCAAGCCTCCCTTACTGCATTAAGCAGCAAGCTAGAAGCATTGCGGCTTCAAGTGAAAGACTTAGAGCCTAGAACTGAACCTTGGAGAAAAATACAAAATCAAATCAATCAGACCACATTGTCACTGGAGAGGACGAATAGGGCGGAACAGCGAAGCATGTTAATGGCACGGGAGCGATCTGCTGCTGAGGGCTCAGTGGCGCAACTGCAAGCAAGAATTGCAAGGCGTCAAATGGCTTTGGAACGTCTCACTCCAGACACGGCTAAGTATTCTGGCTTGTCCCGAAAGATCCAACAGGATGAATTGCGCATAGAGCGTATCACCCGCAAGCCCCTCACAGCGGGGGAGAGGAGCGGCGCTGCGGCTGGTGCAGTGCTGTACGGTGGTGGTTTAGCCGGAAGCCCTATCAGTGCCTTAGGCGGCCTTGCTGGGGGCCTTATGGGCGGCATTCCAGGCTCTTTCACTGGTGCTGCTGTTGGCCAAACGGCTGATCAGTTAATTGCCGCCACTAGCGCCACAACAACATACGCTGCATCTATTTCGCGCCTCAGGCTTTCATTGGCTGGTGTTAGCAATGGCTTAGACAACTATCTCGCCAACCTCAAAAACGTCAATTCGCTCAGCAAAACTTATGCTATTACCATTGATGAGACTATTCTTCCTTACACCAAATTACAGGCTTCTGTAGCGGCTGCTGGATTTCAAGCGGACACTACACGCAAAGTTTTTGAAGCCGTAGCCGCTGCTGCCATTGCCACTGGAGGAAGTACTGACGAAATGGCAGGCTCAATGCGTGCGGTGACTCAAATCTTTGCCAAAGGAACTGTGCAAAGTGAAGAGCTTGTCGGTCAGTTGGCTGAGCGCATTCCAGGCGCTTTCGCTTTATTTGCTAAGTTCAACAATATGAGCACACAGGCTCTTAAGCAAGAGCTTGAGCGTGGCCAAGTTGGTTTAGACAAGTTTATCCGCTTTAGCGATGGGCTCTTGGCCACTTATGGAGAAACTGCTAAACAAATTACCCTTGGCCCTGAATATGCTGGACAACGACTTAATGTTGCCTATAAAAACTTGCAAATGACCCTAGGGGGAGGGCTCATGCGAATGGGCGCAGACTTTCAAGACTTTGCAACTAAGGCCGTCAATGCTCTTGATCTCGTGATCCAAAAGCTCAAGGAATTGAATCTTTATAGCAAGCGTCCTATTCGCACAGAAGGGCAACTCCTAGAAGATCTTTCAAGCGGAAAGCAGACAAAAGAAGGCTTGATGAAAGAAATCAAGGCTTACGAGAAGATGATTAAAGACATAGATGTAGCAAGACAAGGTTTTGGGTCAATTCCATTTAAGCCGCTCAGGGACTTGATTTTTGGGCAAGACATTTTTGGACGTGCAGACACCAGTGACTTACAAAAAAACTTGCAAGAAAGACGGGCGGCACTTGCAACTTATGTTGCGGCAGAGCGAAATGCTTTGTCTCAAAGTCAAGAAACACTTGCCGATGAAAGGTCAAAAGGATTAAAAGCGGCTGCTCAGAGTTACATCAGTTTGCTGGAAACCAAAGAAAAGCAATTAGCGGAAACTCGCATTAGTCAAGCAGAAGCCCTTAATGAACTTCGCTTGTCGCAACTCAAGGAAATGCAAGACTTTGAGCGTCGTATCCAAGATGAACGACTGCAAGAAGAACTTGATATTGTTCGCGCAAGAAGGGACAGTATGGCGCAACAGGCTGACTTGGCTAAAACCTTGCAAATTGCTCAAAAGCAAGCCAATGGTGAAGACACTGCTATTCTGCGACAAAATCAAGCGATTGATAAAACAATCTCGGACAGCAAAGAGGCGTTGTTGCGAAAACAAGAAGATGCCGCTATCAAACAGAAGAAACTTGAAGAAGACCTGAATAAGCTACGACGCAATAACATTGAAGAGCAAAACAAGCTCAATCGACGCCATGCTAATGAGATTGGGAAGATCAATCGCAAGTTTGTCGAGGAAGAAAGCACATTGCGAACGAAAACCGCAGTGGAAATGGGGCTAACTTCCGTTAAAGTTGCTCAAGCCATTACGCTATATGCTCGCCAAAATCTTGTTATGTCTCAACGGGTAATGAGCGGACAAAATCCTATGTATGACGCCATGGGCAATTTAGTCCCTGAACTCAAGCAGATTCAGCAACAGCTTTCTAGCCTTCTTGGCCAAATTAAGTTAAGCGATATTCAAGTGAAAGACAAAGCTAGCAGTCAGTATGTTATTCCGCCCGCATTGACTCCTGGACTGACACCTCAGGCTGCGCCAAAACCTAGTTTTACTGGACAAGGCGGCCCGGATTTACCTGAGAGCGAACTGCGCAAGGCTAGAGACAAAGCCAAGGCTAATGCGGTTCCAGAATCCGAAAAGATCTACATGCAAGGAAACATTCAACGTGTTGATCGGTCTGGCAACGTCATCACTGGCCCTGTGTCAACAGTTGGTGCTCAGAAAGCGATTGGCGCACTTAAAGAAACTGCAAAAAGAGCTGATGCACAAGCACTTGCGGGAGAGTTTAGTAAATTGCAAGATCAATTTGTGAATCAATACACAGAAGCAACCCGAGACTCGGGTGAATTGATTTCCAACGCTCGCAAACAGTTGGACTTTGAGGCCAGTAGATATGATTTAATTAGCAAGGGAATACAGCCGGCTATCGCAGAACAACTTGTCACGCAATCTCGACTAAATAATGCAGCCACGGAAGCATTGGACAACTTGAAAAATCGAGTTGCTGAAGCGGAAAGTCTGAAACGTAAAGAGATTCAAGTGGCTGAAAATGAGCTGAAAAACAATAAGCTATCCAAAGAGCAACGACAAACGTTGGAAGACAGGCTAAAAGTTCTTAAAGAGTATAGGAACACAGATGCCGAGATTTACTACGGCATTGTTGGCCAGATAAAAGGTTACGAAACAATGGGGCAACGCTTAACGGAAGTCCTGGAAAGTCAAAGACAGCATGTTGCAATGATTGACGTTGAAACTGATCAAATTGAAAGGCTTAACAAGTTGCGAGCAGTGCCAAATGAGGCTATCAGGGCAGAGTTAATAGCTAAAGGATTTGGCACGCGTACTGCAAAACAAAGAGAACTTCTAGATATGTATATCCAAGATGAAAAAAGACTTCGATCTCAGGAGAAGCTAAAGGCATCTTTTGTTGATCTTGGAGATACAATTACATCGTCTTTAGCTCCCGCTCTTGTCAATTTATCAACAGTATGGTCTGACTTCAATGAAACAACCCGAGAAAAAGGGGAAAGTCTTAAGGATTTCATTTCTAGGATGACCACTTCAATTTTGGCGGATACAGCTAAGGCCGTCAAGGACGCCTTCAAGCAACTTGCAACTTCGTTTATTCAGTCTCAACTGGAAGGTATCAAGAATCAAGGTATCGCATTCTTAATGCAAAAGTTTGGACTGTTGCGTAATAAAGCAGAGCCAGGACTTACGGCAGCAGAGCAGTTTAACACTGATGTTGGATATACCCCTCCACCAATAAAGCCTGGGCGTGACCTAAACCCCAAAGCGTTTGAGTATTTTACTGATCCCATGAGCTATGGCAGCTTATACAAAGGAAATAGCGTTGTCAGTCAAGTGGGCAATTATGCCTTAAGCGCGGCTCCAAGTTATGCGGCAAAACTTTTTGGATTTGCCAATGGGGGTATTGTCTCCGGCCCCACCCTTGGTCTCATTGGCGAAGGGCGCTACAACGAAGCTATTATTCCAATGCCCAATAATCGCGCAGTGCCAGTTGACTTAAAAGGCAATGTTGGCTCCACTTACAACAGTCCTATTAGCGTGGTTATCAATAATTCCTCCGCTGGCGCCACTGCCGAATCGCAAATTACTGGTGATCAAGGCAATAAGCTCGCCGGAGTGCTTGATAAAGCCGTTAAGCAAGCTATCCTTAGCGAACAACGGCCAGGAGGGCTCCTGTATCGCCAATGACGCTTGCGCCTAGTGGCATCATCAACGAAGCTCGAAGTCTTGTTGAGGACACTCGATTAGACCTTTTCATCATTGATGGATCAGCAGTGTTTCCTGGTGCTGGCCCTGCCATTCAATATCTAGTAAGCCCAGAACAATCCGGTGGCCAATCCATTGAATACGTGGATGATGGTGGCACTCTCCGCACTTATCTTCCAGTGCCAATTTCTGCCACTGGCTTTGAGTTGACTGGCAGTAATCGCCTCCCCACCCCATCGCTCACTGTTGCCAATGTTGACCGTGCTCTCACTATTCTTTCAGAAAACTACGACGACTTGCTTGGATTTCGTTTTGTGCGGCTTTCTACTTATGCCAAGTTTGTCAGGCGTATTGGCAATGGGGCAGTACAGGCTTCTTATGATGCGACCGCCCATCATGCGCCAGACGAATGGTACATAAACAGGAAAGCAGAGGAAACCAAACTTGCTATTACATGGGAGCTTGCTTCTGTGTTTGACAACGAAGGGATTACGATTCCACGACGACGCATCTATGCCAATTACTGTCCGTTTGTGTATCGAGGGCCAGAGTGTCAATGGGCAGGAGCAGAGCCGGCAGGAGAAACCACTTGCAATAAAAGCCTAGAAGCCTGTCAGCGTAGGTTTGGTGATAACAATTTGGCATTACGCTTTGGGGGATTCCCCACAGCACAAGTATGACCATGGAAATTAG